GAACAATACAAGTTTGGTGTTGATTGGTCTAAAGATGGCAATGCAGTAACAGTTTTAAAGATTTGTGAAGATGGTGTTGCTGAAGTTGTTTTTATGGATTATCAAGAAGCCACCCATCCAGTAAAAGAACACTTTGAAGATGAGCCACAAGCAGAAGAATTGCATGAAATCTTGCAGAGTAATAGCCATCCAGTAAAAGAACAAGACGAATCGTTTGATAGAACTGCTAGTCACATGGCTGGGGAATATGTGTCTTGGACTTCTTGCGTTGCTTGCGGTCAAAGAGTTACAGGCGATTCTATTCATACTTGCTCGCCACAGTTAAAGCAACTAACAGATGAGGAAATAATTGAAATCTACAATCAAATTTTAATCCATGACAAAAAATCATCTATTAAGTTTGCTAGAGCAATACTAAGAAAGGCACAGGAGAAATAAAAACAACAAATATTAAAAAAGTACTTGCATTTATGCCAAATTAGTATATTATTAAATTGTAGTGTTAATTAATCATCAAATAAGGAGTTAATCATGGGAAACAAAATTAGTCGTCAAGCAGCAGCAGCCAAAATGATTCGTGCTTACATGAAAGAAAATGGTATTGCTGGTAGTGTTCGCAGTCAGGGTTACAGCATGGGCAGCAGCATTAATGTAAATGTCCAGGACTTGAATCCAATGCAGTATGAAGCGTTAAATTCTTATGGTCGTCAGTTTGAATATGGCAGCTTTAATGGAATGGAAGATATTTACGAATATAACAATGTAAATGACAATATTCCCCAGGTCAGTTATGTGTTTGTAAATAACAAAATGAGTGATGAACTTGGTCAGGCGATTTACGATTTCATCAAAGGTCTTTATGTTGGTATGGAAGATGCGCCAGCCAGTTACAAAGATTCAGGTAGTTTTTATAATCAAAGATTCAATGATTATGCTAATCGTTTGGTTTACCAGTTATTTACTGGCGGTTACAACAGAAATCAGTACTATGAATCAATTGGTGTGATCGCTGTAGAAGAATTTGCTTAATACTAAAGTGGTATAATTAATTCACGAAAGGATTATTATGAAATATCAAAAACCCTTAGACATTTGGAAAATGTCTGATAAAGAAATAAAGAAGTTGCAGCCTGGTCAATGGATATATGCTGGCGATCAAAGCAATAAAGGCAAGTTCTTTGGAATGAAGAAATCAGGAACAGTTGTTGTTGCGTGGATGGGTAATGTAAAGCAGCAAGCCAGCTATTCTGAATATATGAAGATGTTAAGCAATTACGCTAAAAAATAATTAACTTATGAAAGGAATTAAATCTTCTGATACTAATCTAAAGGAACTAGATAATAGTTCTGGTGGTGATCCCTCTAACAAGGACAGAAAATGAAAAACTAATATGAAACAAATCAACAAAAGAAGTAGGGGCAGCCTGGGGGTTGTCCCTTTACCTACAGAAATTATTGATGCTAGGGGCGAATTATCTCAATCCAAAGCAGCATCTTTGATTTATACTACTCAAGCAAGATGGAGTAATTACGAAACTGGAAAGAGTCGTATGCACCCATCCGCATGGGAATTATTTAACATTAAAAAGGTAAATTATGGAAAACAAGATTCCACCTTCTAAAAAGCTAGTCCCTGGCACTAAACTAATGACACCAGAGTTTTTAAAAGAACTGGATGGGCGTGATTTTGCTGAATATGCAAATTCTGTAGAAGCAGAGCAAGACAAAAAGATTCGTGCTTCTACCACTCCAGAGTATTTAAAAATGTGGGCTGAAGGTAAAAAAGAAGTAGATTCTGAATGACCTTCTATGAAGTCCTAACTGCTGCCATCAATGATTTTATTGAGTATGGCTTTGACTCCCAGAGTCGTGTAGAGTCCTGGCTCAAAAAGATCAAGGATGCAGCAAACAATGTTTTGATGTCTGATGAACAGATGCAAAAGGAAATGGAAAAGGCTTTAAATGCAGCCTTTGACCGCCTGGTAACTAAAGGTGGTCTAGTTAATAAGACAGTATCCAAGTACGATGTTGACAAGCTGAAGCCTAAACTTAGGGCTGAATTAGATCGCAGAATAATGGCTTCTGCCAATCTGATTAAATATAATCGTGAACAATCTATTACAGATGTATTACGAAGATTTGAAGGTTGGGCAACTTCAATTCCTAAAGGCGGTTCTTTAGCTGTTGATAAAAGAAAAGAAAAGCAGGATATTAAAAAGTCTTTAACTAAAATGCCTTTTAATCAAAGGCGTGTTGTAATAGATCAAACTCATAAACTCATTTCAAACATTAATGATATTGTCGCAATAGATAATGGCGCAATTGCTGGAATATGGCATAGTCATTGGAAACAAATCAATTATGATTATCGCAAGGATCATAAAGAGAGAGATGAAAAAGTTTATGTTATTCGCAATAACTGGGCAAGTGATAAAGGTTACATAAAAGCAATTAATGGTTATACTGATGACATAACTTCTCCAGGTGAGGAAGTTTATTGTCGGTGTTTCTATAAATATATTTATAGCTTGCGTAAATTGCCAAAAGAATTTTTGACAAAAAAGGGTGAATTAGCGTTACAATCATCAAAAATATCGTAGGGTAGTTTATGCCATTTGAATCTGAAGCCCAAAGGAAAGCCATGTATGCTGCTGCTAAAGGCAAGAGCAATATTGGCATCCCTAAAAAGGCAGCAGAGAAGTTTATTAAGCATAGCCAAGATAACTCTGGCGATTTCCCAGAAGAACCTACTTTACTATCAACTCCTGAATATAATGATGAAGATTTAAGTGAGTTGCGTACAAGATTAAAAGAGATTCAAAGATCAGTTCAAGAATATAAAGAGCAAATTGATCGTACAGAAAATACTACTCTTGATGATTCCGAAGCCTGGACAACAAAAGAAGGCAAAAACAAAAATGGTGGTTTAAATGAAAAAGGGCGTGAATCCTATAATAAGGAACATGGCGCACATTTAAAAGCACCCCAGCCAGAAGGCGGTTCTCGTAAAGAATCTTTCTGCGCCAGGATGAAGGGCATGAAAGCAAAATTAACATCTTCTGCTACTGCCAATGATCCTGATTCCAGAATTAACAAATCCTTGCGTAAATGGAAATGCGATGCAATTCGATCTGATATGGGAATGATCATTGATCAAATCGTAGATTATGTTGATAGCGATCCTTGCTGGGAAGATTACCACCAAATAGGAATGAAAGAAAAAAATGGTAAGGAAGTACCTAATTGCGTACCTGATGCAGCCGATCTAGTAGCTAAAACCCCAGAAATGGTCATGCCGATTGCTAATAATGCTGGCGCAGGTGGCAGAGCATCTGGAATTATGTTTATTACTGGTGATGGTGAAACTCTTTTAATCCGCAGAGGTTCTGGCGGTGGTGATTACCCTAATACCTGGTGCGTACCTGGTGGACATCAAAAATCTGGTGAAACTTTGGAAGAAGCTGCTCGTAGAGAGTGCGAAGAAGAAACAGGCATTAAATACGATGGAAAATTAGAAGTTTTATATGATGATGGTCAATTCTGCACTTATGTTGCTAGGGATGTTAAAAAGACCGATGTAAAACTTAATTACGAATCTACAGGTTACGATTGGTGCGATCCAAGCAATCCACCAATGCCATTGCACCCAGGCTTACATAATGCTTTCAAAATTGCAATGGTTAAAACTGAAACCGATGTAGCGCAATTAATGGCTCAAGATTTGATGCCAAGCCCACAGATGTATGCCAATATTATGCTTTTGGCTATTCGCATTACTGGTACTGGTCTGGCTTACAGATCAAGTATTGGCGAAAATGTATGGCGTGATCCATCCCTTTATTTGAATGAAGAATTCTTAAAGAGGTGTAATGGCTTAATGGTCATTATGGATCATCCTGAAACTGCGGTTCTTACTTCTAAAGAATTTAAAGATCGTGCAGTTGGAAGTATTATGTTGCCCTATATTAAAGGCGATGAAGTTTGGGGTATTGCTAAAATTTACGATCAGGACTCAGTTGATGAGATTCTTGAAGGCGAAATTAGCACTTCCCCTTCAGTAGTATTTGACAATACTGCTGGAAACACTACACTAACTACTGAGAATGGTGAACCACTCTTAATAGAAGGTGTTCCATTTCTTTTAGATCATATAGCTATCGTAACGAAAGCCAGAGGATCAAAAGGGGTATGGGATAAGGGTGGCGATGCCACAGGAGTTCTTTTAAATAACCAAGAGGTGTCTGATATGAATGACAATACGATTGCACCAAAGGCAGATGCCCAAGGTGATAAGTTGGATGCAATACTAGCTGCGATTAGTGGTTTATCAGCAAGAGTTGATGAGATGGAGAAGGATTTACCTGCTGCTCCCCTCGTTACTGCTGCCGATAAAAAATCTAAGCGCAAAGATGATGATGATGCAATGTGTGATGATGATGATGAAGAATCTGAATCTGAAGCCAAAAAATTCATGGAACGCAAAATGGATTCTAAAAAGCGTAAAGATGATGATGACGCTATGTGTGATGATGACGAAGATGACATGAAAATGCGTAAAGATATGAAAAAGCGCAGAGATGCAGAAGGTTCTGATCCTAAAGAACATGGTAAGGCTGGTGAAATCAAACCTGATGATGAAGGTATGGTTGAGCATCCTGGACACATGGAATTTAAAAAAGATGAAGAAGAAGAAGAAGCTATGAAAGCTGATGAAGAAGAAGCCGAATACGCTGATGCTCAAGCTAAAGCTGATTCAGTACTTGCTTCATTTGGTAAGTCTGCTTCACGCCCATTAAAAGGCGAAGGTTTATTGTCTTATCGCAAGCGTTTGTTGCGTGGTCTACAAGCATATTCTGATAGCTACAAATCAGTAAATCTTACTTCAATTAAAGATGTTCAATTATTGAATATCGCAGAAAAAACAATTTTTGCTGATGCTTTAGCTGCTGCTAAATCACCAACAATGTTTGCTGCGGATCAATTGATTGAAATCCATGAAAAAGATCGTGCTGGTCGTACTATTACGAAATTTAAGGGTTCTATGGAAGCATGGTTAGGCGATTTTAAAGTGCCTTCTATGCGTGTCAAAGAATTCCATTTGTTCAATAACAAGCGATAAGGAATTAAATTATGACTACCGCACAAGTTTCTTTACAACCAATGGTAACAACCAATGCTGCTGGGCTTTTTAATACCAATAGCAATGGCTTTACACAAGGTGATGCACTTGACGATCCAGCAGTAAGATTTGCTCTTTCTGGTGGTGTTTTTTCAACTGCTGCTACTACTCCATTATGGGGTGGTGTTCCAATTACTGAGTTGATCCCAACTCTACAAAATGGCTACTATTCACAGCCTCAACCTGGTACTGATTCTCTTGGTGGCACTATTGTGCAAGCAGGAGTTTCTTCAGCACCTACTGGTATTGCTGTATACAACCAAGCATTTGGTGGTATCACAACTCCACAAAGTACTGCTCCATTGTTTTCACCAGGTATGTCAGTAAACTTCTACCGCTTTGGTAGCGGTGCAAGAATTCCCCTTCCATGCGATGCTTCTATCGTAGCTTTGGATGGTTCTACAATTACTGAAACAGTTTACTGGGATACTACTAACCTATTATTGACTACTACTGCTACAAGCAATTTTGCAGTTCCTTGCAAAATTTTGCGTACAAGTACAGCCAATAACAAGCTAGTTTCCTATAATTCTGGAACTGGTAATGCCAACTGGACTTCAACTGGCTATATTGCAGTTGTTCTAATCTAACAAAGGAAAAATATTATGTCAGGTTTTGCTCCTTCATTTGTAACAGTAAATCCGCATTTCATGATGCCTGAGTTGATTATGCAGTACAGCTTGGCTTCTGGTGCTTTTACAACCCTTGCAACAGAAAATCCTATGCCTCGCCTTGGCGAAGCGGATTTGTATGTTTACGCTAAAAAGATTCAACTAACTACACAAGTTGGTGCGAATCAATCTACTGTAAACCAACTGCCTAGCGCATCTGTTATTCCTTCAATGATCTCTACTGCAACTTATCGCTTGCAAACTAGGGCGCAATATGACAATTTTGATGAAGCTGCTACAGGCGCATGGGGCTATGCTTTACCCCAGGCTATGCGTTTAGCTGCTCGTCAAGGTATTGCTCAACAATTGCGTAATGCCCTTTTGTATGGCTATAACCCTGCAAATGGTGAAGGTCTAGTTAATACCAATGGTGCTACCCATCAAGTTTTGGGTTCTGATACCAATGGTAATACTGGCTATAGCACATGGGATAGCGGTCAACTTGCTCAATATATGTTGAACATGATTGGCAGCTTGAAAGTGTCTACATTGCAAATCGGTCAGCCTTTGCGCTTAGTTTTCCTTGCTCCACAGCGTTTTATTAGCCAAATCAGTTATTCTGGTGTAGTGTCATTGACACAATTCCAGCGTATCGGTGCTGGTGTTGAAACTGCTGCTGGCTTGGTCGAAACTGTTGCTCAATGGGCAGGTGGCGATGATGTATCTTTCGCTGCTGATGACACTTTGATTGGTCAAGGTGCTGGTGGTACTGATTTGATCCTATTGATTGCTCCAGAATTAAAGATTCCTAAAGCTAACAATGCTATCAATACCAACATTTTTGCAACATTAACGCCTAATCAAACAGCAACTTCATTGATGCTTACTGATGTGTCTGCTCCTACTGAAATCCCTACTCCTATTGCTGATGGTGGTATTACTACCCTCTACACTATGCGTAGCACTTCAGGTTGGGGTATTCGCCCAGAAGCAATCAGCTTGTTGTCTGCTGCTTATTAAGCAATCTAGCCTTAATCAAAAAGCCACCTTTCGAGGTGGTTTTTTGTTATAGTAATACTACTTGTGTGATGCCGAGTATTGATTCAATGGGGGGCAGGGAATCATTAAAAAAGATTCCGCATCATCTGTCCCCCACCCTGAAGGGAAATGTCATGAAATTATTTGTAGCCAATTGTAGTAAACAAGATTTCAACTTCACCTATATGTTGTTGGAAAATCCACGCCCATTTCATCATAGAATTCGTGCTGGTGGTCAATGGGAAATTGAAGGAGATCAACTTGAAATAGACCATATCATTAAACAACATTCTATTTATGGAATGATGGAAGCAAACAAAGTCAAAAAAGGCTTTGGCGGTATTGCTTATCGTATTGATAAACCTATTAATGTTGAAGCGATTGAAGCTGGTTTAAGCCAGAGTGATCAAGAAGCAATTGATAGGGCGCAAAATGCACGAAATATTACTGCTGCTGCTGCGGATCAAATTCTTTCCAACAAGGCTCAAGAAATGGGATTAAGACAAAAATCAGGACTTGAGATAGAAGTAGTGGAAGAAAAACAAAATGCAGGTGATAATAGCAATAAGTTTGAACAAACAATTGAAGTAGTGCGTGAAGGTGCTGAACCTATGAAAAGTAGGGGTAGACCCAGAAAGCAGTAATTTAATAACTATAGGTAGATGAAATATGTCCGATCCCATTACTTCCCCCCCAACATTAGCTGGTTTTGTTGCTTGGTCTAGGGCAGTAATGGGCATCCCTACTACCGCTATTCCAGATAACGATCCTGGTTATGCTTATGCTTTCCAGATCGCACTTGATGTAGTTCCCTTAGATTTTTCTGTCTATTCACCAGATATTTATACTATTACAGTATATAACTGGGGTGGCAGCAATTTATTGCAATTCCAGCAAGACATTCCTGGACAAACCTTTTTTAAGGATGCCAGGGCAGCTTATAACATGAGTGGTTTTGTGGCTGGGGTAATTAATTCTGCTTCCGATGTCAGCACAAGCGAAGCCCTATCTGTAGGACAAGGACTACAAAATCTTACCCTTTTAGACCTACAAGCCATTAAAGACCCTTATGGTAGACAAGCACTTGCTTATATGCAAACCCTTGGAACTCTTTGGGGATTAACATGATCCTTCACCTGGGCGTAATTGATGTTCCAGAGCCAGAAGGAAACACAACCTATGGGGTTGCGACAATTTTAGAAGAAAAATATGGGTTATTTTCTACCTTTGCTAATGTCTATGAGCAAAAAATTGTTAATAGCCTTACAGAAAGCATGGCAGGGGCGTTAGAAACATTGCTCCAAGGGGGTAGTGTACAAGACCCATATAAAGATGCCACAAGCGAAATTGAAGCGGATTTTAAGAACTTTTTAAGTTCCCAGGAAGCTGAAAGACAGGGTATTCCTGGTGTTCCTACCAAGGCAGCTTTAGAAGGTAGAAGTATTCGCTTTAAAGGCAAAGTTACTGCTAAAGGCTATGTCAAAGGAAAAAGGGCTGGATTTACAAGAAAAGTTGGGGTTCGTAGACCTTCTTTTATTGATTCTGGAGTTATGCAAGCATCTTTTAAATCTTGGATTGATTAATGGCTACAGTAGAAGAAACCATTGGCGTTAAACCGCAATTAGCTTCTGGATTAGCAGAAGGCGTAAATACCATATCAGGTAATGAAACTGTTACCTTTACTCTTTATGTGAAATTGGTATTACCTTTGGATGGTTATGTATTTTGGGTTAATGCTGCGCTATTAACTGATTCTGCTCTTTATAACGCATCCCAATATGATCGCTTGCTTTATGACAACTATCCAAATGGAGTTCCATCCAGGACTTTAACTGCCCAGGGATCATTCCATTTTAATAGTAATGTTCAAATGCTTGAAGATAGACAAACTGTCTTTAATCACACTATTTTTACTTCTTTAGTAAAAATTGATGACTTTAATTTAATTAATCCTCAATTTTTATATGTAGCAACTTATCAAGGTATTAAATTTGCTTTTAATACTAGAGAAAATTACTACAAACAAGCGGATTTATATCATTATCGTGGTGATGCTTTGTATTCTGTTATGGATACTCAGCTTATTGATTCAATGACAGATTTTGATAGTACAAGTGTTATTGTTTCTAATAGCCTTCCTATTTGGCTTGCACTTAATGAATACTTTCCCTTATATCCAGCTTACCTGGTAGATCAAAACTTACCACCAGCTTATGCTGCGGTTGATGTCATTTCTTCTAATACTGAGGCAATTGGGCAATTTCCAATCGTAAATAATATTGTCATTAATGGCGGTTTAACACCAAGTGAACAAACCACTATTAGGCAATTAGCAACCGATACAGTCAAAATTACAATTTATGGAATACGCAATAACGAGGCTTTAAATTTCTTAAATTATGTGTTTCAATATAGTTTGAATACTGATAATATCGGAATTCAAAATATGCCTATTATTCAGGATGAAAAAATTACTCAATCTGAATTTGGCATTATTGCTCAGAAGAAAAGTGTTACTTTTAAAATTAGTTATTATCAAAATACTGTAAACAATGTTGCATTACAATTAATTAAATCAGCTTTTGTAAGTTATCAACCAACCGAAATTGTTGTACCCCCACAAATCTAAGTGTAAAAAAGGAGTTTTAAAATGGCAATTACATCAAACCCAATCAATCAAAATGGTGCTTTAATCACAGGTCAAGGCACAAAAACTTTCATGAACATTACTTCTGCTACTTTAGTTAAAAGTGGATCAGGTCGTGTAGCTAAAGTTAGCGTTATTGCTCCATCAACTGCTGGCGGTCAAAATGCTGCTGTTTCTGATCATGCAACTACCTCTGGAATTAATAACTCAAATTTAATTGCTGTTATTCCTGATGCAGTAGGTGTTTACAATGTTGATATGCCAACTGTTAATGGTATCGTTTTAGTGCCAGGTGGCGCAGGTCAAATTCTAGCAATTAGCTACATTTAATTAGGGGTCTAATATGACAACTCAAATCGTTACAGTAAATGTAACTCAAACCATTGCGCCAGCACCCAATACTCTGCAAAGAACTGGTTGTTTTGTGTCGCAAGGTGCGACTACATTACCAGCAGGTGAAACTGCTCTTTTAACTCAATTTGCTGATTTAGCAACTATTCTTAGTGGTTCAGTTAGCATTTCTTCAATGTCATGGAATACAGGAGTAGTTACTGTTACAACAGTTACCCCTCATGGAATTCCTACAGGTGATGCAATTTTAGGAATTATTGCTGGTGTTACGCCTACTGCATACAATGGTCAATATACTGTTACTTCAACTGGTACAACAACTCTTACTTATCCTTTAGCATCAAATCCTGGCAGCGTAACTGTTCAAGGTATTTTTACTAATGAATCTGTACAAGATTTAGTTGCTATGGCAACTACTTATTTTGCTCAAGGTAATGCAAATGGTATTTATGTTCTTGAATTAGGTGCAGGTACAGGCGCACAAGGTGTAACTTCATTAGCAACCTATATTTCTGAAAACTTGTACAAGTTTTATGCGTATATGGTTACAACAGAAATTTCGCTTGATACAACATTCCTTGCTTTAACCAAAAATTATGAATCTACAACTTCACAGGTTTATTTCTGGGTATTAGAAACAATTGATAATTATGGAATTTATAGTAATGTTAAATCTGTAGTTTCAGTAATTCAGGATGTTTCTGCACCAGTTACAGAATGGTCTGCTGCTGCAATGATGTATAACGCTTTGAACTACAATCCAAGCGATACAAACAAAGTTGCTCCAATGGCTTTCCAATATGTTTCTGGAGTTACTGCATTTACTGGTAGCAATGCACAGCAACAAGCATTAAAAACTGCTAATGTGAACTACATTGGTACTGGTGCTGAAGGTGGTATTAGTAATACCCTGATCCTTTGGGGAGTAACTTGTGATGGTAAAGATTACACTTATTGGTATTCTGTAGACTGGGTTCAAATTAACATTAACTTGAGCATTTCTAATGCCATTATTAATGGTTCTAATAACCCAATTAATCCTTTGTACTATAACCAAGCTGGTATTAATACTCTGCAAAAAGTAGCACAGGGTACTATGAATAGTGGTATCGCATTTGGATTAGTATTATCACCTGCAACTGTTAATGCAGTTACATTCAATACTTATGTAACAGATAATCCAAGCGACTATGCTATTGGCAAATATGCAGGTCTTTCTGTAACTTACACCCCAGCAAGAGGATTCATTCAGATTATATTTAATGTGAATGTTTCTAGCTTTGCTTTAGCATAAAGGAATAAATCATGGCAACTCCCTTAATTCAGCAAGGCACACTTAATAGACTGCGTGGAAGCGTGGTTTATTCAAGTAATCCAACCCTTAATGTAACAGCCCCCTATTTGGCTAGGGAAGCTATCAGTATCGCTTTTGAAAACGATGCTGGTTTGCTAATCCCAACTCTTACAGGTGGTGTTACTTCACCAGAGCCATACCAAATGGCTACTGTAACAATTAATTTGCTAAAGAGCCAATCATTAGCAAATGTCTATAAGACACAAATTGAAACCAATGTAAATATTGGTGATGTAGCGATCATTTCCGATTCAGCAACCCTGGGCGATTATGATCTTACCAATTGCGTACTTAAAGGTATTCGTGATATTACTTATGATGGTAATGTAGCTGGTTTTGTTGTTACATTTACTGGTGTTTATAATGTTAACGCTTCACTTTGGGGTCTATAACTAGATGAAAATTAATCGAGCCTTGAACTTAGTAATTCCGATTGATTCGGAAAAAGGACAGCTATTTGTTCACAGCACACCAATCTCAAGAGAAATTTTTGAGCAATATTTCTTAGTAATTTCTAAGACATTTGCTGCAATTTTTTCTGAGGGACTTGGTGCGATTGCAGGAACGAGAGTTGCATATCTTATGTTGAAACAAGTATCAGAAAACATGGGTGTATGGAATGGAACTTCTGGAGTCAAGGCTGGATTAGTCAACGAAATTATTAGACTGTCGAATGTAATGATGCCATCCACAAAAGGCTGGAAAAGTATTCCCTTGCATACAGCAATTGAAAAAGAGATTATTGACAAAGAAACCCTTGCAGAAATCGAGGGTGAATTAGTTTTTTTTACATCAGTATCCATGATGAACAAAAGGAATCAGATAGCGGACATTATGGATACAGTCAATGGATTATGGGGTTCGCAAATAACATCATTAGGCTCTATGGATTACATGAGTTCTTTGACGACATTGACAGAGGTAGAGAATACTGGAGAGATGGAGATCACCTCATCTCTGCCTGTTTAGATCATGTAGCTGGGGTAGGATTTTCTAAGTTTTTAGAGGATGTTGATATAGAATTTAAGTCAAGCGCACATGAGTTTCGCCAAAGACACATATTAAGAGCATTACAAAGGAACAATGGCTACTAAAAGCGTAATTGACATAGAGATTAATGACGAAAAGTTTAGGGAATTCCAAAAACTTTTTGAAAAATATCAAAAGTCCTTAGACAAAATGCCTGGGCAATGGGGCAAGATTAATAAATCTTCCACTTCATTGCAGGGTAATTTTGACAAAATCCAACACGCTTTGGATGCTGTTGCAAAACGCCTAGATAAAAACTATACGACTTTACAAAATACTGATAGGGTCGCTAAAAGTACTGCAAACCATTTTTCTCAAATTGGTAGAAATGCTGCTGGAATTGCCAAAAATGTTACTTCTACCACCTTTAATTTATTGAAATGGGGAAGTATTGGTTTAGCTACAGGGCTTATTGGTGCTGGAACTGGTTTATTTGGTCTTGCAAACTTGGCTAGTAGTGCTGGTCAAACTAGAAAACAAGCGCAAGGTCTGGGAGTATCACCAGGCGAATTAAAATCTGCCCAGGTAAATTATGGGAAATTTGCTACTGATCCCAATGCTTTATTGGGAAGCATAGCAAACGCACAAACTGATATTAATAAACAGGTTTCTTTTCAGGCAGCAGGAATTGATCCTAATCAAAGTGCATTTAAAATTATGCAACAGGCTTTGAAAAAAGCTGGTGAAGTTTATAAACAGGGTGAACCTGGAACTGCTCAACAAAGATTAGAAGTAAGTGGATTATCTGCCCTTGGAATTGATGTCGAAACAGCCAGAAGAATGGCATCTTTAAAGCAAAGTGAAATAGAACAAACTGAAAAACAAGCAAATAAAGATGCAAAACTATTAGAAGCTACTGATAATCTATTAAAAAGATGGCAAGCATTAGACATTCAGTTAAATAGATCAAAAGAAAAAATTGAAATTACTTTCCTTGGTGCTTTAGAAGGTTTAGTAACGCCATTAGAAGGTTTATCTGAAGCATTTTCTAATGCAATAAAAACATTCTTAGGTGATCCAAAAGTAAAAGGCTGGATTAAAGATGCTGGAGAAGGAATAGAGAAATTTTCTAAATACTTAACTAGCCCAGATTTTGATAAAGATTCAAAAGAATTTTTAAAAAATGTTCAAAAAGTAGGGATTGCTATACTTGATTTAGCAGATGCAATTATTTGGTTAGCAGGAGTTATTAAAAACCCTTTAAATCCTGATCCAGAAAAAAATATTGTAATGTCAGATAAGGAAGCTAAAGAAAAAGGCGCAGTACCTTATGATCCTAATCTTGGTTGGAAAAATATGCTTAAAGGTTGGCAAGCATATCGTGGCAATTTAGAAAAAGTAAATCCACAATTAGCTGATATTGCAATGCAAAATCAACTTAAAGTTATTAAGGGTGGTGGTTTTAGAAGTAAAGAAGAAGAAGATGCTTTAGGAAAAGTAAAAGATAAAAATGGTCAATGGAGAACTAAATCAGGTCATTTAACAACCCCACCTGGTGTTATAAGTAAACATACAGTAGGTCAAGCAATTGATATTGATACTGAGCAAGCCAAAAAATTAAGTGATGAAGATTTATCTAAAATGGGCTTATATCGCCCTTATGATGATCCTACAGAAGTAAATCATCTTGAATTATTAACTGATGAAATTCGTAAGAAATTAGAAAAAGAAGGAAAGATTAAGCCAATACAACAACAGCAAAAAAGTGAAACTTCATCTGGACAAAATATAGGAATGAATCCTTGGAATCCAACTTCTATTGAATTGGCTATTAATACAGTAAAAATACCAGGGCAAGATACTAATGTGAATATGTTAAATGCTGGCGGTTACTATACAGGCTTTAGACAGGTTTAAATATGGCAAATATTGGACAATCAATTTATCAATTAGGCTTTGAAATATCGCCTATTATTTTAAAAGATGGAATTGCAAAAAAAATCTGGGGAAGCCTTTTACCAATTATTGCTATAACTGAAGCAGCTAATTTTGGTTTTACCCTATTAAATGGCAATAACCCTTTAAAGTTAAATAACTTTTTTGGTCATTTTAGACCATTACCAGGGGCTTCTTTAATAGATTATGAAGTGGCTCAATATCCTTTTGCCAATCAAAATTATGCTGCCAATGCGACTATTGCCAAGCCATTAAAGATTTCTATGCTGATGAACTGCCCAGCCAATGCAAATGGTGGGTATGTTTCTAAAATGATCACTTTTACAGCATTACAAGCAGCTTTACAGGCTCACGCCCAGGCAGGTGGAACATATATTATTGCTACACCTTCCTATGTGTATTTAAATTGCATCTTAACAAATTTAACTGATGTATCAAGACCAGATAGCCAGCAGCCACAAAATGCTTGGCAATTTGATTTTATACAACCTTTATTATCACAATCCCCACAAAATACTTTAAGCGCATTAATGAACGCTTTTAGTAGTGGTACACCAGCGAAATAATTATGGCAAATTTATGGTCAGGATCAGGTAGCGCAATTGGAAACTCCAATTCAGTTACAACCCCTTTTGTAAATGGATTGGTTAATACCCAGGGCGCAGCATCAACTTATAGTTTTAATCAAAATATTCAACCTAATGTTAGTAATGTAATTCGATTTACACCTTCTAATAATTCCAATTTTCAATTCCAAGCTACTTTTGATAATGTTCAATACAATATTATTGTGAATTGGAATATTTATGGAGAAAGATATTACATTAATATTTATGATACAAATAATGCTTTGATTCTTTGTGTAGCTTTAATTGGATCACCTTTAAATTACAACATTTCTTTGACTGCTGGTTACTTTACAACCCAATTAGTTTATAGACAACCTACTCAGCAATTTGAGGTAATAGGATGAGAAGGTATGAAATTGTCATTACTGATCAGGATGGCAAGCCAAAAGTTGTAAAAGGTTCAAATGGCGAAACTTTGTTTAATGGTACTTTTACCAGTACTGGATCAATTGGTAGTGTTTTTGGTGGCATAGGTGCTGCAAATACCCCCATAGCAGGTGCTTTAGAAGTGGAATTAGACATTCCAGTATCTACCTACAATTCACCTCTTGGTGGGGCATCTTTAAGGGTTTATGGCGTTGGATTGCCTTTGATCAGTCAAGCTGCCAACTTTAACCCCAGCCAAGATGGAAAAACATATTGCAATATTAAAATTTCAGTTGGAATGGCAGAAGGACTTCCTTTGGCTAATCCTAAACAATATGGGGTTGTACTTAATGCCAGGATTCAGCAAGCCTTTGGTAATTGGCAAGGAACTTCACAAACCCTAGATTTAATAATCATCCAACCTGCTGGCTCTAAAGAAAGCCCTTTTAATTTTAGCTTTAAATGTCCCAAAGGTCAGCCTTTAGCAGCAGCCATTAAAAATACATTGCAAGATGTTTTTAAAAATGCTACTGCCATTAATGTCAATATTAGTCCTAATTTAATATCACCAGAAGATATTACTGTTCAAAATTTTACTTTGACAGATTTTAATAAATTTCTTAATAAAAAAAGTATTAGTATTATTGGTGGCACTTCTTATCCTGGTATTCAAATATCGTATGTAGATAACATTATTAATGTTTATGACTATACAGTTCCATCAACTACAAAACCTATATCTTTAGCATTTACTGATTTAATTGGTCAACCAACTTGGATTGCTCCTTACATATTAACTTTTAAAACAGTCATGAGATATGATTTAAAAGTTGGTGGGTTAATAACAATGCCCCAACAATCAGCACAAAAAGGGCTTATTTTAACCGCCCCAGCTTCTCAATCACAATACAAAGAAGTAGTGAATTTTCAAGGAACATTTTTTATTCAAAATGTTCGACATTTGGGAATTTTTAGATCGCCAGATGCAAATAGTTGGGTTACAGTTGTTCAAGCCTATAACAAAGATGCAGGATCAATAATTAAATAATTATGTCAAATGTAGATCAAAAAATCCCTTTTGCCCAATCCATTAATTATTTTACAGATCGTAAGATTAATGATGCCCTGCAATCTTATGGGCAATCTTTCCCTTGCTATGTAACTGCGGTTAATGGGTCTATTGTTACAGTTAAATTTGATGTAACAGTCCCAGAAGGCATTACCCTTCCAGAAGTAACTTGCCCTATAGCTGGTTCTGAATATATTAGATACCCTATTCAGCCAGGCTGCAAAGGTTATTGCATCCCTGCCAATGTAAGCCTTAGAAATGCTTCTGGATTAGGGGCTGGTGGTGCGCCACCTGATTTAAGCGAGCCTGGAAACCTTACTGCTTTGGTATTTTTTCCTTTTGGTAATACTGCTTTCTTTGCAGTAAATGGGCAATACTTAGTTATGTATGGAGAAACTGGGGTACAAATAACCACCAAAAATCAAGATTGTAAACTGACTTTAACAGCAGCAGGAATTATAATTGACCTTAATGGTGGCAATTTAATTGTAAATAATGGTAATACAACTATGAATGGTAACTTAACTGTTAATGGATTAATTACTGGTACTGCTGGATTTAATATTTCTGGTGGTACAGGTGGAACTATGAATATTACTGGCGATATTAATCAAACAGGTAACTTTGCCAATACTGGTACGCTTACTAATAATAGTAAAGCGGTTGGAAGCACTCATACGCATGGTGGCGTACAAACTGGCGGTGGAACTACAGGAACTCCAACATGAGAACTTATGGCAGAGTACCAAATGAAAGTGGTGGTCAAACTTGGGTACAAATAGACCAGGATGCTTCTGGCAATTTTGAATATGGTTATGCCACGACTTTAATCCAGGTCTTAAAACTAAGCCTGGGAGAATCCCCTTTTTATGCCAATTATGGGATACCTGCTCAAAGGGCAGTCATTCAGCAAGTGTTTCCTGATTACTATGTAATAGTTACTCAACAACAGTTTTCCCCATTTTTTGCAAGTTTACAAATTACTAAAGAAGAAAACCCAACCCCCACATATAATGTTAATGTGGTAACAACTTTAGGAACTAAAATTCAATCACAGGTGGCAGCATGACAATTACAACAGATGTAAATTCTTTAGGATTACAACCAACTTCACCAACTGTATTGCAGCAAGAGTTGATTGCCTTAGTTTCAGCTACTAATCCTGGCTATACAGCTAACTTGCCAGGCAGCTTAATTGAAGATATTAGTTCTACAGATGTGGGTGCTTTGTCCCTGATAGATTCAGCCAGAGTAGAACTTTTTAATAGTATTACGCCTTATTCTGCCAATTCATTTTTATTAAATCAATTAGGTCAAATTTATGGGGTTCAACAAGGAATAGGTTCTAATACATCTGTTTATGTTATTTTTTCTGGAACTCCTGGATTTGTTATTTCAAGAGGTTTTGTAGTTTCTGATGGTACTCATCAATATACAGTTCAAGATGGTGGAATTATTGAAACTGCTGGACAAAGCGTATCTTTATATTGTTTAGCTACTAACACTGGATCATGGGCTGTCCCTATTGGTACTGTTACTCAAATCATTACATCTATACCTTCTGGTGTTACTTTAACTGTTACTAATCCTACTACTGGTTTGCCTGGCGCAACTGCCCAGCCCTTAGAAGATTATCAAGCTCAAGTTATTCAAGCTGGTCTTGCAGTAGCCTCTGGGATGCCTACATTTCTTAAAACTCAATTAGCAAATGTGTCTGGGGTACAGCGCAGATTAATTGCAGTTAGAGTTGCTTCTACAAATCAATGGGAAATAATTGTAGGTGGTGGTGATCCTTATGCAGTAGGAAATGCTATTTTTACTGGATTATTTGATATTTCAAGCATTGTAGGATCAACTTTAATTGCTACAGCTATTACCAATGCTACTAATGGTGTAGTAACAACTAATTTGACTCATGGTTATTCTACAGGTCAAGTCATTGTTATTGCAGGGTCTAATCCTAGTGCATTTAATGGAACTTATACTATTACAGTATTAACCCCTAATAGTTTCCAATTAAATCACAATACAACAAGTTTTGGAAGTTATGTAAGTGGTGCGGTTATTACACCTAATGTTCGTAATGTAACAGTTTCTATTAATGACTACCCTGATTCATACAACATTACTTTTGTAAATCCATTGCAACAAACAGTTAGTGTTAATTTGCTTTGGAATACAACTTCTACAAACTATGTATCACCTACTGCTGTAGCGCAATTGGGAAATCCAGCAATTCTAAATTACATCAATAGTATTTATGTTGGGCAGCCAATTAATATATTTGAATTACAAAATGTATTCCAAAATGCAATTGTTACTATTATTCCACCTCAATTGCTTTCTAGGATGGTTTTTACAGTATATATTAATGGATATGAAGTTGCACCTGAAGCTGGAACTGGTTTAATTTATGGTGATCCTGAAAGTTATTTTGAAACCAATACAGCTTCAGTAATAATTGCTCAAGGTTAATAATGCTTACTACCATTATTCCTTCCTATTTATATCAACAATATTATGATGATAGTGATCTTCAAGGATTTGTTAGTGCTTATAATACATTATCGCAAGAATATTTAGATTGGTTTAATAATCTTAATTTACCTATTTATACAAAACAATATGGGACTTCTTTAGATTGGGTTGCTTTAGGTCTTTATGGAATTGTAAGACCCACCCTTCCTCAAGGTTCTTATTTAAGATTAGGTGAATATGATTCAGTTCCTTATGACACCCTTTCTTACGATACAGAAAAATTAATTCCACCATCAACTTTTTATATAACAACCGATGATATTTTTAAAAGAATTATTACTTGGAATTTTTATAAAGGTGATGGATACCAATTTAATATAACTTGGTTAAAAAAGCGTATTCAAAGATTTTTACAAGGTACTGATGGTACTTTGGCTGTTTTGGACAATACTTATCAAGTTAGTGTAACTTTTGATCCTGATAATGTTGTTAATATTAATATCGCTACTGGTGGATTAACTCAATTTGCTTCAATTATGGAATCTGCTATAAATTCAGGTGCTTTAGAGTTACCATTCCAGTATACTTACAATGTAACTTATTAGGGTTTAAATTATGACTACTTTATTATTTGCAAATAATATAAAGACAACTCTATCTGCGCCCATTACTACTACCAGTACGACTATTACAGTTTCTTCTGGAACTGGTATGCCTGTCCCTACAACTGGTCAAACTTTTTTAGTTACTTTTGTTGATGCTTCAACTGGTTTACTTTATGAAATAGCAAGTTGCACTACTAGGTCAGGGAATACCCTAACAGTAGTCAGAGGTCAAGAAGGTACAACTCCTTTAAATTGGAACGCTGGCGATACAGTAGCAATGTTTCCTACTGCTGGCACAATGCAGAATTTTGCACAGATTTCTGGAGCAGCTTTTACTGGCGCAGTTAGCGCAACTACTTTAACAGCTAGTGGATTACTTACTGCAAATACCGCCTATTTACCTGGTGGCTCTATACAAGTTGGTGCAAATTCACCTAGCGCAAATACTTTATTTAGATATGATGCAACATTAAGCACTAATTATGGTGTTAATTATTACCCTATTGCCAAAGGTGATAGCGGTACTTATGCTTTAAGTATTACAGGAAATTCTGCAACAGCTACTTTGGCAACAACAGCCACAACAGCTAATGCTTTAAATGCAGGAAATAGTTATGCGGTAACTGGACTTACATCAACTGGTGGAATAAGTATTAATGGCGGTGGATTAACTGTTAATTCAGGAAACTCAACTTTTTATCCTGATGTAGTAGCTTCTATTAATACAGGTAATTTATATGTAGGTGGTTCTAGCGGAACTTATGCTATTTATAACAAATTAGGTTATTTGCAAAGAAATGGTGGTGCTGCTGAATATATTGTTACTAATAATAATGGAACTTATGGAATTAATATTACAGGAAATTCCAATACCGCCAATAGTGCTACTAATGCCACTAATGCTACCAATGCTTCTTATTCTACAACTCAAGGTTTAGGCAATCAATCAACTTTAATTGCTACTACTGCATTTGCTAATCCAGGTTCTTCTTTGGCACAAAGTGGATATACATTATTGCCAAATGGTTTAATTATTCAAACTTTAGCTTTTGGTGATTTTAGTTGGTCAAGCAATGTAAATAGAACTTTTAATTTGCCATTAAATTTTCCTAATGCAGCTTTTGTTGTAATGGTAAGTACATCAAATACTGATTATGCTTGCCCTGCTAATGCTTTTTTTGTAAATAATAGTCAAGTTAGTGTTTGTATTAATACAAGTGGTGCTTCTAATGCTCAAACATTTAATTTAATTGCTATAGGATTTTAATATGTCCCAAAAATACGCTGGTTATAATTCAGAAGGAAATATTACAGGATTTTATGATTCTGTA